ATGTCGTTTAAGGCAATTGTGAAGATTGTGAAAACACACCCTAAAATTGTGGAAAAGACGTCGCGCGGTGAAGCGCGCATTCGCCTGGCGCATCAGTTGCAGACAGCACATGGCATCGACCCCGCAGATATTGCGGATTTGCTGTCTGTCCCGGTTAGCCAATATCTCAACCGTCTGAACCGCCTTAATCTGGCCTGTTCATCCCCTTCGCCTGATACGGAGAAGCGGGCACGCGAAGCCATCCTGGACAGGCTGCAGGCCGAGCTGAAACGGTTGCTCGACGGCGAAGACCTGCCGGACAAGAGCAAGTCGGAGGCGTTGATGGCGCTTGCCCGAGCGGTGAAGTCCGTCGGCGAACTGACCGCCGAAGACAGGCCGGTCAACCAGTTGCCTGCCGGTAATGCGGTCGCTTCGTTGAGCGAAACGCGCAAGGCGCTGATGCGTATAAGCAGGAGGATAAACGAACTTGCAGAAAGGCGGGCGCGGGAGATTCTGGACGGCGGGCCTGACGCCGCAGCAAGTGGAAGCAGCGGAGGCGGAGTGGCTGTTTCAGGCGCGTGATGCGCAATTGCCGCCTTATGGTGACTGGCGCACCTGGCTTATCATGGGCGGGCGCGGCTCCGGCAAAACGCGGGCAGGGGCGGAATGGGCTTCCGGCATGGCGCTGGGACTGCCGCCCTTTGCCAAGGTAGCCTGCGGACATATTGCGCTGGTCGGCGAAACCTTCGGCGATGCGCGTGAAGTGATGGTGGACGGGCCGTCCGGCATTCTGGCGGTGTCGCGGCTGGCGCGCCCCCGCTATGAAGCGACCCGCCGCAGGCTTTTGTGGGAGAACGGCGCGGTGGCGTCGCTCTATTCTTCCGAAGACCCTGACAGCCTGCGCGGTCCGCAATTCGATGCCGCATGGTGCGATGAGCTTGCGAAATGGAAAAACCCGCTGGAAACCTGGGACATGCTGCAATTCGGCCTGCGTCTGGGAACTTTTCCAAGGCAGGTCGTGACCACGACGCCGCGCGCGGTTCCGCTTTTGAAAGCCTTGGTTGGGGATACTACGGTTTCGATGACGCATATGCGGACGGACGAAAACGCGGCCAATCTGGCGCAGGGTTTCATGCAGACGATCAACCATCGCTATGCCGGGACGCGTCTCGGGCGACAGGAACTCGACGGTGAACTGATCGGGGAACGCGCCGATGCCTTATGGTCACGTGACCTTATCGAGCGGTGTTTCGAGGCCCGAACCCCGGAACTGGTGCGCATTGTCGTGGCCATCGACCCGCCTGCCTCGTCGGGCAAGGCGTCGGATGCCTGCGGCATTGTCGTTGCCGGTCTTGATGAAGAAGGCAACGGCCATGTGCTCGCCGATGCCAGCATGAACGCCGCGAAGCCGCACCAATGGGCGCGAAAGGCCATTGCGCTTTTCCACGCGCATCAGGCCGATGCGATTGTCGCGGAGGTCAACCAGGGCGGCGAGATGGTTGCTGCGGTGCTGGCTGCGGAAGATGCAAGTGTCCCGGTTCTCAAGCGTCATGCGTCGAGAGGCAAATGGCTGCGGGCCGAACCGGTGGCCGCGCTCTATGAACAGGGGCGCATTCGCCATGCCGGGCGGTTCCCGGCGCTGGAGGATGAAATGTGCGACTTTGCGCCGGGCGGACTTTCCAGCGGGCGGTCACCGGATCGGCTCGATGCACTGGTCTGGGCGCTGGGCGAACTGATGCTTGGCACCGAACGCAAACCGCGCATACGCCGGTTTGGCTGAATATTCATAATTTTGGAGAAGCCATCGAATGGCATGGAACTGGGTCCGAAAATGGCCGGGGCGCCGAAACACGCCCGTATCTGCCATAAAGTCCGACGCGCCGCATCAGACCAAAATGGCGAACGGCTTTGTCGCGCTGCATATGGATCATGGCGCATCGTGGATTGCGCGGGATTATACGTCGCTGGCGCGTGAAGGCTTCATGCGCAATCCGGTTGCCCATCGCTGCGTACGCATGATTGCGGAAGCGGCAAGCAGCGTGCCGTGGCTGCTTTATGAAGGGGCAACCGAGCATGAAACGCATCCGCTGCTCGATTTGTTCATCCGCCCCCAATGCGGGCTGGACGGAGCGACATTCTTCGAGCGGCTTTATGGGCATCTGCTGATTTCCGGCAATGCCTATGTCGAACGCGTCGATCTGCCGAGTGGACGCATGGAACTGCATCTGCTGCGCCCGGAGCGGGTCAGCGTCGAAACTGACACGAACGGCTGGCCCCAGGCACTGGTTTATCGCTCGGGCAACACCGGCAGGCGGCTGTCGCTTGGAAGCGACGGGGCGACTGCCTTGCAACTCAAGCTGTTTCATCCGCTGGATGACCATTACGGGTTTCCGCCGCTGGAAGCAGCCCTCATGGCGCTTGATCTGCACAATGCTGCAGGCGCTTGGAACAAGGCTCTGCTTGATAATTCGGCCCGGCCTTCCGGTGCACTGGTCTATGCGCCGAAGGATGGCGGCAATCTGACCGAGGAGCAGTTCGAGCGTCTCAAGGAAGAACTTGAGGAAGGCTATACCGGCGCTTCCGGTGCCGGGCGTCCGCTGCTTCTGGAAGGCGGTCTGGACTGGAAGGCCATGGGCTACAGCCCGCAGGACATGGATTTTATCGAAGCCAAGAATGGTGCCGCCCGCGACATCGCGCTTGCCTTCGGCGTGCCGCCGATGCTGCTCGGCATTCCGGGCGACAATACCTACGCCAATTATGCGGAGGCCAATCGCGCCTTCTACCGGCTGACAGTGCTGCCGCTGATAGGCCGCGCTGCCAAGGCTTTCAGTGGATGGCTCGGCCCGCATTTTGGCGACGATCTCAGGCTCGATCACGATATCGACCGCATAGACGGGCTGTCGTCCGAGCGGGAATCGTTGTGGCGGCGCATTTCCGATGCGCCGTTTCTCACCGACGAAGAAAAGCGTGATGCGGTGGGCTATCAGCCCCATTCAGAAAGGAGACCGTCATGACCAACCTCAACGACGCAGTATTTGCCTCTGAGGCAACATGGATATGGTTTGCCAAAATGGCGGGTGCGGTGGCAGGCTCCGCCGTATCGCTCGCCTATATGCTGCCGCATGGAAAGCGCGAAGCGGCAATCCGTTTTGCGGTCGGCATCATTTGCGGCATGGTTTTCGGCGGTGCCGCAGGCGTCAAGATTTCCGAAACGCTGGCCCTTGGCGGTTTCCTCGGCCGGGCGGAACTGATGCTGATGGGATCGGCTGCGGCAAGCCTTGCCGCCTGGTCGGCGCTCGGCATCTTCAAGCGTTTTTCCGAACGGCTGAAGCACGCGCCCATCCCCGGAATCCTTCCAGAGGAAAGGGGGCGCAATGGCGATGCATGATATGCGGCTGGAAACGAAACAGGCAGCCCTTGCCATCGAGGATGTGGAGCTGGACGGCAGCTTTTCGGGCTATGCGAGTGTCTTCGGCCTGCCCGATCTAGGCAATGACGTGATCGAACGGGGCGCTTTCGCCCGTTCGCTTGCCAAGGGCAGCGTGTCGGGCGTGCGCATGCTCTGGCAGCATGATGCGAGCGAGCCGATTGGCGTCTGGACCGCGATCCGCGAGGATGCGCGTGGCCTTTATGTCGAAGGCAGGCTGGCCAAGGGTGTGACGCGGGCACGCGATGCGCTGGAACTGATGCGCGGCGGCGGACTGGACGGCTTGTCCATCGGCTTTCGCACGGTCAAGGCGCGCAAGGATGCGCGCACCGGCCTGCGCCACATCATCGAAGCCGATCTATGGGAAATCTCGGTTGTCACCTTTCCGATGCTGCCGCAGGCGCGTGTCAGCAGCGTCAAGGCAACATTGCCGACGATCCGCGAATTCGAACGCTGGCTCACGCGGGATGCGGGGCTGAGCCGAACTGCTGCGAAGACGGTCATAGCCAAGGGCTTTGCAGCACTTGCCGACCAAAGGCAGGGGCGGGACGCTCACCTGTCGTCTGGGAGTACAGGCCTCGCGCAACGTATGCGTGAGGCTGCTAGGGCATGCCTTCCGAAAGTGGAAACCGGTTTCGGGATAAAGACATGCGTAAAAACAAATAGATAGAGAATTTCCAATAATTCAATCAAAACGGGAAATGCTCTAGAATAATCTGAAACAACGAAAACCACAGGACCTAAATGGAAGAAAACCAGACCATCCCGCTTGAAATCAAGAGCGTGGAAACGAAGGCGCTTGGCCATAATGATGGCGATGTATCCGAGGCTTTCGACGAGTTCATGACGGCCTTCTCGGCGTTCCGCGAGGCCAATGACGAGCGGCTGAAGAAGGTCGAAAAGGGTGCGGATGCCGATGTGCTTCTGCGCGACAAGGTTGACCGCATCAACCGTGCGCTGGACGAGCAGAAGACAGCGCTCGACCAGTATGTTCTCAAGCAGGCGCGTCCGTCGCTGGGCGGCGTTGCACCTGTCATGAATGTCGAGCACAAGCAGGCTTTTGACGGCTATGTTCGCCGTGGCGACGAGCAGACGCTGCGCGGGATCGAGCAGAAGGCGCATTCCTATGCATCCGGTCCGGATGGCGGCTATCTGGTGCCGGCAGAACTGGAAACCGAGATTGGACGCAGGCTTGCCGTCTTGTCGCCAATCCGTGGCATTTCCAGCGTGCGCCAGGTTTCTGGTGCGATTCTGAAAAAGCCATTCTCGGTCAGCGGTCCGGCCACGGGCTGGGTCGGTGAAACCGATGCACGTCCGCAGACCGCATCGGCAAAGCTGGCCGAATTGCAGTTCCCGACCATGGAAATCTACGCCATGCCGGCAGCGACTTCCTCGCTGCTCGACGATGTCGCGATCAATGTCGAACAGTGGATTGCCGAGGAGGTGGAAGCAGCTTTCGCCGAGCAGGAAGGGGCAGCTTTCGTCAATGGAGATGGCGTCAACAAGCCGCGTGGCTTCCTGAACTATGAAAGCGTTGCGGATAACGCCTGGGCGTGGGGCAAGCTGGGCCATATCGCAACCGGCGTTGCGGGTGCGCTGCCGGAAGAAGACCCGTCGGACAAGCTGATCGAGCTTATCTATGCTCTGCGGGCCGGTTATCGCCAGAATGCCAACTTCGTCATGAACCGCAAGACGCAGAGCGTATTGCGCAAGCTCAAGGACAAGGACGGCAATTATCTGTGGCAGCCGCCATCCGCTGTCGGCGAAAAGGCCTCGCTGATGGGCTTCGGTCTGGTCGAGGCCGAGCATATGCCGGACATCGCAACCGACAGCCCGGCTATCGCCTTTGGCGATTTCGGGCGTGGATATCTGGTGGTGGATCGCATTGGTGTGCGTGTGCTGCGCGATCCTTATTCGGCCAAGCCTTACGTGCTCTTCTACACGACGAAGCGCGTCGGCGGCGGCGTGCAGGATTTCGAGGCAATCAAACTGCTGAAATTCGCTGCCTGACGCCTTCGGTCACTGCGAACCTGTCAATTTTCTCTGGGAATTTTGGAGCTGTCCTGCCGGTTTTGGCAGGTAGTTTCCCGCTCCAAAGCAAGTGAAGCTCCGCGGACGTTCCATGCGGAGCCCGTGTTTAACTGCCTGATTTGAAAGTTATCATTTAGAGGAAAATCCATGACAATGTTTCTTGTCACGCCGCCGGCACTGGAACCGGTGACGATAGCCGACGTGCGCGCATTTTTAAGAATTTCCACCGATAGCGAAGACGATATCCTGCGTCGTCTCATCGCGACTGCCCGCGAAGTCATCGAAGCCGAGACCGGCCTGGCGCTGATCGACCAGACCTGGCGCCTGCGTGTTGACCGCTGGCCGCGCTCGGGCCGTCTTGCCCTGTTCAAATATCCCGTCAAATCTGTGGCGGCTGTGGTGGCATACAGGCAGGATGGAACCGCAATCAGTTTTGAGCCGGAAGAATTTATCCTGCACCATAATCGCAGGCCGCAGCGCCTCTATATGGCGCAATATCCGGATGCGGCGGATTTCATCGGCCTTGAGGTCGATTTCGTGGCCGGTTTTGGAGAAAGCGGCGTCGAGGTTCCGGACGCTCTCAAACATGCAATCCTGATGCTTGTCGCGCATCTTTACGAGTCGCGCGCCGGTGTCGATGCAGATGCCGCATCGCGCTCCTTCCCGCCCGTCATCAACCAGATGATCGATAGCTGGAAGAGGGTGTCTCTATGAACAACGTGCTTTTCATCGATCCGGGCCAGCTCACTTCCGAGCTGGTGCTGGAAGCGATGCAGCCGGTAGCTGACGGCATGGGCGGTTACGACGAGAGCTGGTCCGAGGTCGGCATGGTCTGGGGGCGGATCGAACCGCTTTCCACATCGCAGAAGGATTTCGGCACGCGTCCGCAAGCGGAAGTGACGCATCGTATCCTGCTGCGGTTCCGCTCGGATGTCTCGACCGCCATGCGGCTGCGCAAGGCAGGACGGATCTTTTCGCTCCGCGCGATCCACGATCCCGATGAAAGCGAACGCTATCTCGTCTGTCTGGCGAGCGAGCAGGGGTGATGAATATTTCAATGCAACTTACATTCGATGGTCTTGTCCGGGCACTACGCTGGAAAGCGTTGTCGGTCGGGGAGGCCATCACGGTTCAACAGGCGTCGGGATCGGATGATACCGGCATTCGGACAACCAGAAATGCGGGCGGGGGCAAGCATGAGGAATGGCGCGGCAGCATTGCAGAAGGCTCTGTTTGAGACTCTGAAGAAGGATGACGAACTCATTGAATCGATAGGCGGGGAGCGCATCTATGACCACGTTCCGCCAAAAACACCCTTTCCCTATGTGACGCTCGGGGAGACCGCCAGCCGCGACTGGGATACATCGACCGAAAAGGGCGGCGAGCATTTTCTCAATATCCAGATCTGGGCGAAGGAAAGCGGCCGCAAGCGTGTGCTGGACATTGCAGCAAAGATCGCGACGGCGCTTGACGAAAAGCCGGTCGAGGTGAGCGGACATCGTCTGGTGAACCTGATGCTGACCGAAGTTCTGGCGCGCAATACCGACGGACTGGGCAGCTATCTTGGCACCATGCGCTATCGCGCCGTGACCGAGCCTGCAGACTGAATTTCAGGGAGATTTGAATGGCAGCACAAAGAGGCAAGGACATCTTGCTCAAGACGGCGCGCGACGACGGCACGTTTGAAACCTGCGCGGGCTTGCGCACCAAGCGTATCGCGTTCAACGCCGAAACCGTTGACGTAACGGATGCCGATGCCGCCGGGCGCTGGCGGCAATTGCTTGCGGGCAGCGGAGTTCAGCGCGCATCCGTCAGCGGATCGGGCATCTTCAAGGATGCTGCATCCGATGCGCTAATCCGCCGGATATTCTTCGAGGGCGAGATCCGCGACTGGCAGATCGTCCTGCCGGACTTCGGCACGATCAGCGGGCCGTTCCAGATAACGGCGCTGGAATATGGCGGCAATCACGATGCTGAAGTGACTTTCGAGATCGCGCTGGAATCCGCGAGCCTCATCACCTTCGGCGAGGCGCTATGATGGTCAATCGCCATCGCGGCGAGGTCGCGGCCCGATTGGATGGCCGTGACTGGACGCTCTGCCTGACGCTTGGCGCTCTCGCGGAACTGGAATCGGCATTTGAAGTCGATAATCTTTCGGACCTGACAGCGCGCTTCTCAACGGGACGGCTGTCGGCGCGCGACATGCAGCGCATTCTCTGCGCCGGGCTTCGGGGCGGTGGCCATGCGGTCAGCGCGGATGATGTTGCCGACATGCGCGCAGAAGGCGGGGCCGCGGGCTTTGCCCGCATTGTCGCCTCGCTGCTGACAGTTACTTTCGGATCGCCTGAAAAGGATTCCGCGCCAAACCCTTGAGTGCCGCAGTTGAATCGAAACCTCCGCCGCAAAAGCGTTTTCCCGGACCATTTCCCTGGGATGAGGCAATGCGGGCGGGGTTCGGTCTGCTGCGGCTTTCCCCACAGGCATTCTGGTCGATGACGCCGCGTGAACTGAACGCCGCGCTCGGCCCCGCCGCACCGGTTTTCGACGCGCCATCGCGTCAGTCACTCGAAACGCTGATGTGCGCCTTTCCCGACAGGTGAATTATGACAGATGAAACCGTTACCGTATCCGTCAATGCGGATACGAGCACCTTCGATCGCGCTTTGATCGATCTCGAAAAGCGCTCGTCGAGCTTCGGCAACAGCCTGACCTCGGCTTTGAAAGGCGCGATCACATCCGGCAAGGGGCTGGAGGACGTGCTGCGCGGCCTTGCCAGCAATCTGGCCGGGACTGCGCTTTCGGCAGGCATGCAGCCCTTGCAAAGCCTCACCTCATCGATGATGGGCGGGCTTTTCAGCGGCATTCGCGGCATCATGCCGTTTGCCAAGGGCGGGGTGGTGTCGAGCCCCACCTATTTCGGCATGGGCAACGGCTCGCTCGGCCTGACGGGCGAAGCAGGTGCCGAGGCCGTCCTGCCGCTCGCACGTGGCGCGGATGGTCGCCTTGGCGTTGCAACGGGTGGCGGCGGCAAGCCGGTGCAGGTTGTCTTCAACATGACGTCGCCGGATGCCTCGTCTTTCCGCAAGTCGGAAGCGCAGCTTTCGACGATGCTGGCAGGCGCGGTGCGCCGCGGCGCAAGGAGGCTTTGACCATGATCGAAGCCTTTCATGATGTGCGCTTTCCGCTCGGCGTTTCCTTCGGTTCGACGGGCGGGCCGGAATGGCGCAATGAAATCGTGGCGCTCACCTCCGGCATGGAAAAGCGCAATGCCCGCTGGGCGCATTCGCGTCGTCATTTCGATGCCGGAACCGGTTTGCGTTCGCTTGATGATCTGCGACAGGTGCTGGCCTTTTTTGAAGCTCGGCGCGGCTCGCTTCATGCGTTCCGTTTTCGCGACCCGTTTGATTTTTCGTCGGCTATGGGCAGCGCACCACCAACCGCAACCGATCAACGGATCGGTGTCGGCGATGGGGCGAAGGCCAGCTTTCCGCTCGTCAAACATTATGAGACCTACGACCGTCCGATCACACACCCCGTTGCCGGTTCTGTGCTGGTCGGGGCAAATGGCGTAACCCTGCCGGAAGGCGAAGCTTTCACGGTCGATCACACCGCTGGAACGGTGACATTTTCACCGGATTATAAGCCGGCGCCGGGCGCAATCATCACTGCCGGATTTCTGTTCGATGTGCCGGTGCGCTTCGATACGGATCGCCTGACCGCAAGCATCGCCTCGTTTCAGGCGGGTGAAATTCCTTCGATCCCGATCATAGAGGTGAAGATATGATCCCGGTTCCGGCTGAACTTGAATCACATTTGCAGGGCGAGGTGACAAGCCATTGCTTCGCTTGGCTTATCAGACGAAGCGACGGCATTGTTCTGGGCTTTACCGATCATGATCGCACGGTGCAGGTGGGCGGGCCAGTCAACGGAATTGCCTGCGAGCCTTTGACTGGCCTCAACAGCAGCGAAGCCTCGACCAAGCTCGGTCTTTCAGTGGCAGGCGGCGAGGTCGAAGGTGTTCTATCGTCGGCGAAGATCAGCGATATCGATATCGAGCAGGGGTGCTATGACGGCGCCTCCATCGAGGCCTATCTGGTGAACTGGTCGGAGCCCGGACAGCATATGCTTCTGCGCCGCTGGACGGCTGGCAAGATCAGCCGGTCTGGCAGCCGGTTTGTGATGGAACTGAAGGGGGCGGCTGCGGCGTTCGACGCGGTACGCGGACGCCGGGTTCTGCGCCATTGCGATGCCAGTCTGGGTGACAGTCGTTGCGGCGTCGATGTCAACGATCCGCGTTATTCTGCCGAGAGCACGGTGCTGGCGGCGGACGGTCTAAGCCTGACTGTGGCAGGTCTGAACGGCTTTGCTTCGGGCTGGCTCTCTGGAGGAATACTGAACTGGACTGGCGGTGCGAATGCCGGTCGGACTGTCCGCGTGACGGGCCATGTCGGGCAGGTTCTCAGACTTGCCGAACCGCCTGTTCTGCCTGTCTCGCAAGGCGATGCGTTTCACATCATTGCCGGTTGCGACAAGAGCTTTGCGACTTGCAAGGGCAAGTTCGCGAATGGTGCGAATTTTCGCGGTTTCCCGCATCTGCCGGGCAATGACGCGGCCTATGCCTATGTCAATGGCGGCAATGAATATGACGGGAGCGCGCTCGTTCCATGACGGTCGCCGAGGAAGTTCTATCCGAGGCGGAACGGTGGCTCGGCACGCCCTATCGCCATGGCGCTTCCACGCGAGGGATCAGTTGCGATTGTCTCGGTCTGGTGCGCGGCGTCTGGCGTGCGCTTTACGGAAGCGAACCGGAAGCGCCCGGCATCTATGCCCCCGACTGGGCCGAAGTCTCGACCGGCGATCCCATGCTGGAGGCGGCGTCCCGCCACATGATCCTGCGGGTTTCTTCCGCGCCCATGCCCGGTGACCTTGTCGTGTTTCGCTGGCGGGCCGGTCTCGCGGCCAAGCATCTCGGGATCATGGCGCATGATAACTGTTTCATCCATGCCTATCAGGGGCATAGCGTGATGGCTTCAGTGCTGGTGCCGCAATGGCGAAATCGTATCGCTGGAATTTTCATCTTTCCCGAATGGAAAATCTGATTCATGGCCACAATCGTTTTGCAGGCGGTGGGTGCTGCGGTCGGCGGTATCTTCGGACCTGTCGGTGCTGCTATCGGTGCCAGTCTTGGCGCGATGGGCGGCTATGCCATCGACAATGCACTCATCAATTCCACACGTCATGTCGAAGGTGCGCGCCTGAACGGCGGGCGTGTGGCCACTGCCGAAGAAGGGGCAGCTCTGCCCTTTGTCTACGGCACGGTCAGGGTTTCCGGGACGCTCATCTGGGCGACGCGCTTCGAGGAACAGAAGACTACAGAGCGTCAGGGCGGCAAGGGCGGACCGAAGGTCACCAGCTACAGCTATTTCGGCAACGCCGCCTATGCTGTTGCGGAAGGCTCGATTGCCGGTATTCGTCGCATATGGGCCGATGGGCAGGAACTCGATCTCACCGAGATTGAAATGCGTGTCTATAGCGGTACAGACACGCAGGCTCCCGATCCGCTGATCGAGGCGAAGCAGGGGACGGGCAACGCGCCTGCCTATCGCGGCACCGCCTATGTGGTGTTCGAGCGCATCCCGCTCGACAGGTTCGGCAATCGTCTGCCGCAGTTCCAGTTTGAAGTGATGCGTCCCGTCGGCAAGGTTGCGCAATCCGTTCGGGCTGTGGCACTGATCCCCGGTTCGACTGAGTTCGGACTGTCGCCCGATCCGGTGAGTGACGAGCCGCTCGCCGGTCAGAAGCGTTGGATCAATCGTAATATTCTGCGCGCGCGCAGCGACTGGACCGCTTCGATGGACGAGTTGCAGGCGCTTTGTCCTGACCTGCACCACGTTGCAATTGTGTTGCCATGGTTTGGCGATGATCTGCGCGCCGGTTCCTGCCGTCTTCGCCCTGGTGTCACCGCGCTTTCAGCCCGCAAGCCGAGCCATGCGTGGGCGGTGGAAAACGTCACGCGGGCAACAGCTCATCTCATTTCCACAAGCGGCGAGGGGGCAGCCTATGGCGGAACGCCATCCGATCAAACTGTGATTGCTGCCATTCGCGATGCGAAGGCACGCGGGCTCAAGGTAACTTTATACCCTTTCATCATGATGGATGTACCGGAAGGCAATCAGTTGCCGTCACCCTATGGTGGCTTTGGCCAGCCTGCCTATCCGTGGCGCGGGCGCATCACCTGCCACCCCGCCATCGGGGCCATCGGGTCGCCCGATAAGACGATTGCTGCAGGCGAACAGGTGCAGGCCTTTGTCGATGGACAATGGGGCTATCGCCGCTTTCTCAACCATTGCGCCGATCTGGCGAGCCAAGCCGGGGGCGTGGACGCCTTTCTACTCGGATCGGAACTTCGCGGGCTGACCAGCATCCGCGATGGACAGGAGAGTTTCCCGTTCGTTGCGCATCTTTGTACGCTCGCCGCTGAAATGCGGGCCAAGCTCGGTAGCGGCTGCAGGATCACCTATGGCGCCGACTGGTCGGAATATTTCGGCTATCAGGCGCAGGATGGCAGTGGCGACCTCTATTTCAATCTCGATCCGCTATGGTCGCATCCGGCTATCGATGCCATCGGGATCGACAATTACATGCCGCTTGCCGACTGGCGCGATCATGATCTCGACGACGGCAACCCGGATGGGTTCGAGACGGCCTATGATGTGGATGGGCTCACAGACCATGTGGCGTCGGGCGAGGGCTATCACTGGTATTATGCAAGCGCCGAGGATCGTGAGGCCCGAAGACGCTCGCTTATTACGGATGGTCTTGCAGGCAAGCCATGGGTCTATCGCTACAAGGACCTTGAAGGCTGGTGGAGCAACCGGCATTATAACCGCATCGCAGGGGCTGAAGCTGCGCAGCCGACGGCATGGATACCGCGGTCGAAGCCGTTCTGGTTCACGGAGCTTGGTTGTCCAGCGGTCGACAAGGGGCCGAACCAGCCGAATGTTTTCCCTGACCCGAAATCATCGGAAAATGCGACGCCATATTTTTCAAACGGGTCACGCGCTGACATCGGCATGGACCGCTTTTTGCGCGCGCATTATCGCCACTGGCAAAACAATAATCCCGTGTCCCCGCTCTATGGCGGGCCGATGCTGGATATGGATCGCATCTATCTGTGGTCGTGGGATACGAGGCCGTTTCCGGAATTTCCGCTCGCTGCCGATACCTGGGGCGACACGGAAAACTGGCGCCTCGGCCATTGGCTGAACGGACGCATCAGCGGCGTGTCGCTGGATGAGCTGATTGCAAGCATCCTCAAGGATTTTGGCTTGCCGGAAGCCGATTGCACCGGAGCGGACGGTTATCTTTCCGGTTTTGTAATTAGCGAGCCGTCAAGCGCACGCGGCGTGCTGGAGCCACTGCTGAATATCTTTGGCGTTCATGGTTATGAACAGGCCGGGCGCTTCGTGTTCAAAAGCATCACGCGTGCGGGGCCAGCGCTTCAACTGTCCGATTTCGTACAGCCGGATGACCGGGAAGCTCTCACGATCAATATCGAGGATCAGGACGATCTGCCCTCTGTGGCTGAGCTTTATTGCAACGATCCGCTACGGGATTTCCAGATCGCTGGTGCTTCGGTCCGTCGCGAGGAGGGACAGGGCACGGAAACGCTGAGCCTTTCCGGCGTCATGGAACAGGGGCAGGCAACAGCGCTCGCCGAAGCATGGATGGCGCGGCGTTATGCGGAGCGGCGCTCGGTGGACTTCGCGCTGCCCTGGTCGATGGCTGCACTTCATGTCGGAGACCGCGTGCGGCTCGGCATTTTGGGCGGTGAACGCAACTATGTTGTAACGGGAGTGGAAGACGGAGAGATCCGCACCGTTCGCGCAATCGCGCTGGCACCGAACATCGCATTTGCGGATCATGGCAAAACACCAACCAGCCCCGGCGGCGGTCCGGCTCTCGATATGAAGCCGATCTTCCACCTCATCGATTTGCCGCTCTGGCCCGGCGCAGAAGAACCCGTCGGGCAATTCCGCATCGCCTGTCATGCAAAGCCATGGCGCGGAGCGGCAGTGTTCGCGTCACCTTCAGACGATGGTTTCTCGGAACGCGCCATCGTGCAGGACCGGGCAATCATGGGCGAGCTGACCGCACCGCTTGAAGGCGCTCCGAGCGGACGCTTGATCGAGGGGCAGTCGGTTGAGGTGGTTCTTTATTCGGGTGAGCTGCAATCGCGGCCCATGGCGCAGATACTGAATGGAGCCAACACGGCTCTGTTGCGTTCACCGAATAGCGAATGGGAAGTGTTGCAGTTTCTGGACGCGGAGGAAATCGGCCTCAACCGCTGGAAGCTCAGCCGCCTTCTGCGCGGGCAGTTGGGGACCGAGTGGGCCGCATCGGTTCTGAAGGAAGTCGAGACTCCTTTCATAGTGCTGGATAGCTCCGTTGTTTCGGTCGGTCTTCAGGCGTCGGAAGTGGGGCTCGAACTCAACTGGCGCGTTGGAACGGCTGGCAAGGTTTTTTCAGATGAGTATTTCGATACGGTCCGGTCGCGCGGCGGTATGCGCGGCCTGCGTCCACTCAGCCCGGTTCATCCGAAGATGGTGCGGTTGGCGAATGGCGATCTTTCCTTCAGCTGGATCAGGCGCGGGCGGATCGATGCGGATGACTGGCCCGATAACTGGCTTGGTGAGGACATTCCGCTTGGCGAGGAGCGTGAGGCTTATCGCATCGAAATCTGGCGAGGCGGAATGTTGGTACGAAGCAGCCAGACGTCGGTGGCGTCATGGGCATATGGATCATCCGAAAGACAGGCTGACCTCGGCGATGCGGAATTCCAGTTTCGCGTTGCAATGATCGGCGCGAAGAGCGGGCCGGGTGATTTTGCGTGTCTCGATGTCCCGGCCATTATCAACTGAAAGGAAAAAATATGAACATCGATAAATCATGGTATCTTTCCCGCACGGTCTGGGCTGGTCTTGTCGCGCTTTTTCTGTCGCTTGCGGGTGTTTTCGGCGTGGCGACCGACCTGATCGATCAGGGCGCATTAACGGATGTTCTGCTGCAACTGGCGACTGCAATTGCCGGAATTGTTACGATAATCGGGCGTATCGGGGCAACTTCACGCATTTCATAATTTCACAAAGCGTGATAGTCAGAGGCTGAATTTTCCTTTGGGCCCGGAAGAGGAATGGTTGTTCATGCATCGTTCAGCTGTGGGGCGCTATATAAGGCGGCATGATGAAACAAAATTCTGCACTCAAAGTTTTCGCGCTTCTCGCGGTTAGTATTGGCTTGCTGCCGGTCGATGCCGGTGCCCTGCCGATAACTGCGCCGCAGAAGTCCAATCTCATCGTCGCTGCCGCCGGAGATTGCGCGGCGGTCGGCGAACAGGTGGCTGCCCAGCAGGGCGGCCAGCTCGCCAAGGCAACCGCTGCGACTCAGAACGGCCGCCCCGTGTGTGTGGTTGTGGTGCTTGTGCCGGGGCGCGATGGCGAGCGTCCACGCCGCGTTGAAGTGGCCGTTCCCGCTCAATAA